AGAGGCAGATGAGTTGACTACGCATGACCACTTAGATATGCAGATAGCTGTACAACCGTTCATTGACAGTGCAGTATCTAAGACAATCAATGTGGCTGATGATGTATCCTTTGATGAGTTCAAGGGCGTATACATGAAAGCTTGGCGGGGTAAGCTTAAGGGGTGTACTACATTCAGGGCAGCTGGTAAACGATACGGTATCTTGAATAAGGTAGAGCCTTTAGAGGAACCTATTGAAGGTGCTGCATGTTTCATTGACCCTGCAACAGGTAACAAGGAGTGTGGATAATGCGTAGGTTAGTGTTGGTTGTGGCTATGAGTGTGGTGTTAGCTGGATGCGGCATCACACCTAAGTATGATACAGGAACTTTAGTATGGGTAGGGTGTCACAGGGTAGAGCAAAACCCTTCACCTGAGGGGAGTACATCATATTTCCTATTGACTCCATCTAAGATTGGTGATAAACTATACCTACAACAGGTAGGAGGTGATGGTAGAGCTACAGTAACAGTTGGAGAGAAATGTAAATGAATAAGTTACTCTTGTTATTAGTTGTTGCATGGAGTTTCATTGTACTTACATCTGTATCAGCATGGTCTGGACAAGTACAAACTGATGTAGACTGTTTAGCTGAAGCTATATACTTTGAAGGGAGGTCAGAGCCGTTTATCGGTCAGCTGGCTATAGCTAACGTGGCACTGACTAGAACCACCAAGTCGGTGTGTGCTACAGTCCACGATAGATGTCAGTTTAGTTACTGGTGTGATGGTAAGCATGAGGTCATGTTAGATGTTGAAGCTAAGGCTGCATCATACATGGTAGCTAACTTAGCTATGGATGGTGCTGTAGTAGGTGAGACAGAAGGAGCTACACACTACCATGCAACATACGTCAACCCTTACTGGGCTGGCAAGTTATTTTACTTAGGCCGAATTGGTAAACACTTATTCTATATAGAGGACTAAACAATGTATAAAACTTCACACGATATAGACCCGATAGTTAATACAGTTATGAAACGAATGAGTGACCGTAGTAAAGAAGGGATCAAGACATACGGTAAGACAATGATGCGTAACGATGTGAAAACTACAGAGTGGATTGACCATGCCATTGAAGAGCTACTGGATGGAGCTATCTATTTAGAACGTGTTAAGTATGATCTAGGGAGGCTGTAACTACTTACCACGTATCTTATTAAGCATATTTGGTACACCCTTTATAGCAAACGTAGAAGCAAAGGCTACACCCAATAGATACCAGTACTCTTCTGGTACATGCATCTTAAGGATAACAAAAGCTTCACCAATACGTACTACCATCTCAGGCTCGTTAAACACTGAGGCTAGGAACATAGCTATGAAGGGTGAGATTATGACCACTAAGGCAAACTCATCCTTCCAGCTTCCTGCTTGGTTCTTAGCTTGTTCTATCTCCCAAGTCTGATCACCCTCAATACTAGTGAGTTGACGGGTATGTTTAGCCTTAGCGACTTCAGCCTTGTTGCTTAGGTAGGTCTTACCTATACCTAATACGCCTGAAATTACAGGGCCTATAAATGGTAGCATGTTATCCTCCTTTCTTTTTCCAACTAATCCTTGCTGGCCCCTTCTTCTTTTTAGAAGCAGAAGTACACTGTGCTTTAGTAGGTCTGCAAGCAGGGTAAGCGCGTTTAGATTTAGTAGCAGACTTACGACCACAAGGCTTGCCTGTCTTACAATCTATCCAGCCCTTACCCTCATTACGAGAAAACCATTTGTTTAAGCTATCACTTTTTCTTTTTGCTGCCACTTTTGTTTCCCCAGTTTTTAGCACCAACTTTACGGCACTTCACTAATGCACCTGATGCATAGGCAGAAGGCCACTTAGTATACCGTGACTTTACTTTAGTATAACAAGCATCTTTCTTGCCAGTACTTTTCTTAGCTGCCATTACTTCTTCTTCTTAGGTTTAGAGTGAGAAAGCATTTTACTAGCCTTTGTATGCTTTGCTCCTGTCATCAGCTTACCATTTGTCTTATGGGTAGCGCCTGTGTACACTGCCCCACTTGGTAAGTAATGTGTTTTATCTTTTGCCATGTTACTTCTTCTCTTTTATTTCTACCATTTCTTACAACTCCAGTACCTAGCAGTAAGTTTACTAGGTGGATTGGTGTCACACTTATGACGCGCTCTAAAGCTCTTCTTGCGTTTAGGCTGGTCCTTCTTGATAGTCATGTTGGCATCGCCAAACCTTATGAGTTTGACTTTACCTTTATCTTTAGCTAAGACAGCAAACTTCTTCCCTCCTTTTCTAGAGTTCTTAGGTTTGTTGTACCCAGAGAATTTCTCCCCTGCCCTTTCGACAGACATTAGTAACTTGACTTTTTATTCATCATAGGTTTCTTCTTCTTAGCCTTAGCTTTAACCTTAGCTTTAGCTTTGTCTTCTGGCTTCTTTTTCATTCCGTTCTTTTTCATTAACATAGTCTTCTCTCCTTGGTTGGTTGGTTAGGGTTGACAGGTCTTAAGTTCTAGTGTATACTGTGTATAAGGTTTACATTTAATTAGGAGTTGTTATGTCTTTTAAAGAGTTGTATATGCAATTTTACTGGCACTTTGATGACATGTTTTTATTGTCAGCTAAGTTCTTAGGCATCACATACCATGAGTTTGTACTTATTAGTCTTGTCATCGTATGGCCTGTGTTTACTATTGGGTTACTTATTTGGAACTATTACCTTCTTGGGCGTTTAAGAGCTTTTCAATCTCCTTAATAGAACCTAAGTTAATCTCAATCTTTTGTCTGTTTTCAGGTGATACAGCAAATAAACCCCCTTCGTCTGAGAACCATGACTGGATACCTAGCCATGTGTCTCCTTTAGTGTTACCAATCTTAGGGAAGTTAAACTCATCACCTACAATCCATAAATTACCATCACGTTCCACTATGTTACTTGACTCACCTATAGTCAAACCAGCCGCAGAAACAGGATCAAAGAAGGAGTCAACGATTTCTTCTAGTATTCCTGTTGTACCTAACTTTTCTCTTAAGTTACCGTATACCAATTTAGCTGCATCACCAAAGTCTTTCTGATAGTTAGTAAAGCCTGTACCACCTTTAGCTTTATCTTTGAAAGCTCTATAAGCACCTAACCTTGTAACATTCAAGACATCAGGGCTTAGTGAAGTTTCATCAATAGTAGCTTTTAAAGAGTCAGGGACAGGTAGCCCCATTCTTTCTAATGTAGCAGCCGCCATGTGTTTAGTAGCTGCTTCAGCATGACTTCCATAAGCAGGGATAAGGGAAGAACCAAAGAAAGTTGACGGTTCCATCCTTTCGTTGATTAACTGGGCAGCTTCCTCTTTCTTAATAGATGTATCAGGCTCTATAGCTGGCGCACCAGCAACTCTAGGTGCGATAGGCTTACGTGGTGGTGTAGGAAAGCCACTATCTTGTTCAGGTTTTCGTGGTGGTGTAGGCTTTACAGGTGGTGTACCAAACTTAGATGATGGCTCGGCAGCAGCCGTAGCTGCATCTGACTCAGCCTGTGTAGGGAGGGGGAGACCCTTCGGATCATCAGCAGCTTGCGCTGTACTGATAGGATTGATAGTGTTGAGTACTTCACTAATCATCTTACTGAAAGGACTCCCCTCGTTTATATTTGCTTGGGCAAACAACCCAGCCTCTTCTTTGCGTCTACGGGCAAGGCCCCTAGAGTACTCACCGTTGATGTTGACAAAGCCAGCTTCTTCAGAGAACGCTTCGTGCATGAAGTCTTCAATGTTACCAGCTTCAAGGAACTTCTTAGCTTTACTACTACCCCATGAGCCTGAGCCTACGTTATAGATCAAGGATGTGACTGCCTGTAGCTTACCTTCATCACCTTCCATACCGACTTTCTTTAGTGAGGACTCAGCGTGTGTCTGTGCCCACTGTACATCTGCTTTTAGTACCGACTCAACCTGATCCTGTGTTAAACCTTTACGGTAGTCCACAATCTCATCGTTGATAGTAATGAACCCTGATGAAAGCTCCTCTGACGTAAGCATGTGTCCATACCCTACGTTAGTTTCATTGGAGTTGACTTCAAAAGAGAACCATTTACCATCACGTTGTCCTGCACCAGCAGCATTCTCAAACTGCTTAATCTGCTCCATCTGCGTTACTCCTACGTCTGTTTCGTTTACTTGTTCTAGTCCTAGTAAAAGGTCTAGGTCTAGTTTACCTACTGCGTCCGTCACAGCCTTATCTGACATACCTTTCTGCACTTCGAACTCAATCATACCGTGGAGAGGGTGTTGTATCTCTACAATCTCGTTCTCTTCAAAGTCTACTGTTGGGTCTATCAGAGTATTTACCATTATTTGATCTTCTTCCTTACAAGTTTAGGTACAGGTACTGGTTGTTGCTCAGGTGCTGTGCTTTTCTTTAAGCCAAGGATATTAGAGCCTACAAGACGAGCGTACTCCTTAGGATCAGCATTAGAAGCCGTACTCCCTAGTCTAATAGCAGAGTTGAGACCCTGTACCTTAGCGTTTAGCTGGGATACAATGCTTTTAGCTGTTAGCGTACGTTCAGTAGTTAACTCTGAGTCTCCATTGACTATAAAGTTGAGTCGACCCTTAGAAGAGACAGTAAAGGAGATGCCTTGGAAGCCTCTGATGACAGGACCTTGCTCAGGTTGTTGTGGATCATTGAATAACGTACCCGCACCACCTGTTTCAGGCACCCCAGTCTCATTAGTTGCTGGACCTAGTGATCTTGTTATCATTTCCCTGTATGAGGGCATGTATACGTTGTCTACGTACTGGGTAGCGAAGATTGCAGCAGTCTCATCTGTTACTCTCCCTTCTCCTTCAGTGACTTTCTTGTAACCACCGTCAGTAGACATAGAATGGAGGATAGACTCGTAAGCTGACTTGTCATAGTCTCTGGGACGACTTACTAGACCTTTGATCTGTGCACGTACTAGACTCACAGCCTCTTTTAAAGCCTCTGGAGGGGTGTCCTCTGATATTATGGCCTTACTGGACGCTGAGACTAGACTTGCTGTCACCTGAGCCTCGTCTGTCTCACCTGTAGGGTCTATCGGAGGAGGTACATTAGCTTTTAAAGCTGTTACACTAGCTGCCATCATAGCTACTAGCTTCGCTTCGATGGCTCGTCCTTTAACAGTCTTCAACATAGCCCCTGTGACACTTGAATACTTCTGCATAACCGTCATCCAAGAGTGGACTTCTGGGTTCTTAGCTATGAAGTCAGCAATAACACTAGCATTAACCGTCTTCTCCTTAGTTTCAGCGTACTCTAGTAGAGAACCACCTTGTAAGGCTTTAATGTGTGCATCAGCTGTACTGTTGAAGCTCGATAGGTCTGAGCCAGCTGCTCCTGCGTCCACAATACCACTACCACTGAGTACTTTTGAAGATAACGCACCTTTAGAGTTCTCCCAGATACTGATACCTAGCTCGACAAGCTTAGTTTTGTAGGCTACGTCATCTTTAGTGTTCTTTAAGGTGTCTAAAGTCTGAGCAGCAAAGCTGTTACCCTTAGAAGCTTCGAACTCCCACAGTGCTACGCCGTTAGCACGTCCCATTGTAAGGGCGCTGTTGATGATATTGGTCTTACCTGTGACATCTTGTATCATTATGGCTGTTTCTTTAGCTACGATAGCCCCTTGCTGAGCAGCTCCAGCGTTAGACTTCTTAATGATCAAGTCATACCCATCTATCTCAGCCTGTTTAGTGGCTAAGTGGATTTGACTAGCGTTATACGCTGCTATCTGTACGTCTAGAGTCTGGTTAACTAACCCCGGCTGAGTAGTTGCGTACGCCATAGCTCCTTCTACTCTAGCTTCAGTAGCATCTGCCTCTCCTTTAGCAATTGCTTGACCTACTTGGTAGGCTCTGGTCTGTTCTCCCGGTGAGAAGATGTTATTGATACGTTGTTCTAAGTGAGGGTTCTGTGCAATAAGCTTAGTCTTCTCAGCTGATAGGCGTAGAGCTGCTGAAGCCTTACCTGATGCTGACGAAGTAGAGGCTGTGATACGCTTCTTAGTGTTAGTTGCTTGAGATAGCGTACCGATGTCATCCTCACTGATGAATGAGGACACTGCATCCTCTGCATCACCGACTACTAAGGCATCGTTGACAGCTACTAAGGCACCAAGCCCTGAGTTAAGGATAGCTGTGTTCACATCAAAGCTGACTGCTTCACTATTAACATCTCTGATCTGGTCAGGAGGACGTATAGTAGCGCCACCACTTATGATGTTCTGGATGGGGTTCTCTACCATTACTTCTCTCCTCTTGCATTTCTAAGGTTCTGGATATCTGTCTTGACTGAGTCAGGTATATTAGGGTCTTGTAGAAGTTTATCAAACATCTCGTTACCTCTGTGTGTTTGAGCAGCATTATTAAGGAATAGCTGATCTTTAACTGGTACACTATTCATTGCGTTGTACACTGAAGTAGCTACTCTATCAGATAAGTCAGATAGCTCTTGAGCGTCCCAACTAGCGTATGCTCCTTTAGTAATAGTGTTAATCTTCGCAGCTACTTCCTCTGTATACCCATCTTTAGATACACGCATGATGTAACTTGTCACGTTCTTAATGAAAGCTTGCTCACCTTTCTTAAGCTGACGCTCATCACGGCCCATAGCGAAGTAAGCTAACTCTTCTTTAGAACGTACACCAAACAACCTTCCCAATATACGGGGTAGCGTTGCCTCAATCAGAGGGTTGTTGCGTTTGTTCTGGAACTGCCCAGTCTTGTAAGCGAACCACGCCTGAGCTGCATCATCGAAGCCTCTGAAGACTTCAACAGCCCTCTCTACACTGAGGAGGGTAGCTTCAGGGCTTGTTGTAGTTCCATCAAGTCTAGTCATCTCAGCAAACGAAAGGGCTTCACCGATACGACTAGCTGATAACTTGTTAGGACCTAAGACAGCCCCGACTAAGTCCATCTCACCGTTACCCACCTTAGTGATGTAGTCGTAAGCTACACTGAATGCGACAGCTGGTGCGATAACCTCAGCTACAGCTAGGTCAGACTTCTCACCAGTTACTGAACCTAAGAAGCCGTTAATCACACTGTCTACTACAGAGAATAATATAATCTCTTTAGCGTACTCAGGGAGGACAGTGCCTGAAGCTTTCTCATACATGTCTACAAACGGTTTAAAGGTAGCTGCACCGAACAGACCATAAGCAGCTAAGCCGAAGGCGATACGGTTACGAGAGTTCTTTAAGGCTCCTTTAGTAGCCATCGCTTTAGTAGCTACGTGGTCCCTGAACAAGGACATAGTATGGGTGACTAGGAACTGCATGAACTGTGTGCCCATTGGTGCAATCTTCTGCATCTTACTGACACCAGACTTGTTCTGGTTACCTGTAAGTATCTTAGCATCAGCTGCGATAGTATGCATAGCTGTGTTACTTAGCGGAGCTGAAGGGGATATACCCTCTCTAGCTATGTAGGCTCTCCTTGCGAAGTTCCAGTGGACTAGGACGTTTAGCTTCTCACTCAGGTCAAAACCAACCTTCTTAACTAACCTAGCTCCTTCCTTAGCACCACGGATAGGAGCCTTGATAGCTGTTGTAGCTAACGCTTCTACCTGATCTGTATGCTCAAGGATAGAACTGTTGTATAGGTTATGTGTATCAACTGCATCCCATAACCCTGAGAGTTTAAAAGCTTCCATGTGTTGTTTAGCTTGGTTGACTGTGACTCCCCAACTCTTAGCTAAGCCGTTCATAACAGCATCATGGCCTGCACCGGGAAGGTGCTTAGTAGCTAGGGCTGAGATCAGGAACGTAGAGTCACTCACAGCCTTAGCTGCCTTGATAGGATCAACTGACCCTGTCCACAAGATAGTGGCTGAGTTCTGTAGTAGCTGCTTAAGAGGGTGCATAGCTACAAAGGTGGCAAAGGTTAGACCACGTGCTGCACCTGTAGGGTCTAAGTCAAACATAGCTTTATCTACATTGATAGCTGCCCGTTCTAAGCCGATACTCTCTAAGATAAACCGAGTACCTAGTACCATGCTTTTGTAGACAGCATTGTCATCAGGGTTGATGTTACTCATCATGTTGATGTAGTCATATAAAGCTTTAGACTGCCTACCATCAGCAGTGCCTGTACCTAAGGTAGACCCCGGTGCACTGAACTGGGAAGGTATGGTCAGTCTATCTCCGTACTCTTTAATGTACCGTTGCTTCATGTTAGACAGCCAGTCTACATGGGATATAGCTTTACCAATAGAACCTGCTGTCTGTTGGATAGCTTGGATAGGGTCTACGATAGGGGTTAACCCACCTTCACCTGTCAGTCTGTTAAGCCTCTTACCACGTCCTTCGTACCACAGACCAGCACTAGCTGCGTCACGTTCTGGGTTGATGTCTTTAACATTGTCACGGATGTACGTAGCCTCAGCCCCTGCATTACGAGGGTCTTTGTTATACGCTTCAATCCACCGAGCTGCTGCTGCCTCACCTTCAGAGGTACCTAAGGTGTGTGTAACCGTACCGGGGTTACCATCTGTAAGGGTAGGTGATGTCACCTTAATCAAGTAAGGGTCTTTATAGGTTCTAGGGGTGTAACCAGTGTTGTGTGTCAAGACGTTAACAGGTAGCTCAGTGATCTTAGTACCACGACCAACGATAGCATAGTTATAGCTACCGCCTTTGTTCTTATGAGCTTTCCATAACTGTACTATAGTCTTACCAGACTTCTGTAAGTCTACGATACCTTGATCTGTGAGGTTACTAGCTTCCATGAACCTCTTATTATCTACATCCCATATCTTCTTAACAGTACTAGGGAGTGTATCAATAGAGCGTCCTACCCCGTTGAAGGAGTTAGACTCGTTAGTCACCCAACGGTAGTTCTTAGCTTCCATACCCTTACGTAGGGTGCCGTTACGTAAGCCGTAGATAGCGTCGAAGTATTTACGTCCTGCTGCGTAGGCATCAAAGTCTTTAGGAGTAGCATCATACTTAATCATGAACTCCTTCTTAGTGAAGACAAGACCTTGATCATTACCGAACTCTAAAGCTTCAATAGCTTTTACTTTAGACTCTCTAGAACTCTTAGTGAAACCATCTGCAAGAGCTTTAATCTTACCTGTGAAGGTAGGTTGCATATCAGCAACACGTGTGGCCCCTAGTACGATGCTTCTCTCAAAGGTGAACTGAGCTGGTGTCATGAAACCTACACCAGTCATAGGTTTGAATATCTGTTGTTTGTTGAAGTTACCTGTACTGAAGTCGGCAACAGTCTCTGAGCTGTACTTATAAGGTACGTTAACTCTGATATAGAAGTCCCCTTTAAACTCTTCATTAGAACGTAGAGCCTTAACAGATACAACACCAAACTCTTGAGTAGCTGGGTTAACTGCGATGATCTCAACGTTCTCTACCTTCTCACCTATGTTAGTTACAGCAGCTTTAACCTCGTCTAAGGTCTTGTAACCGCCTACTGCATCTTTACCATACATAGCTTGGACTGTAAAGCCTTGGTCTGTGAAGTCTACCTTAGTCTTATCATTGAAATACTGTACACCAACCTTATCAGCTAACCGAGCCTGTAGAGTCTCAACAGCTACGTTCACTTCATTACCAGTTACAAAGAATGAAGGGTTATACGTGTTAATGAAAGTCTGAAGCTCCTCCATAGAGCCTGTGAAGCCGTGTAGAGCTGCCTCTGACATACCTGTGGAGTTGAAGCCTACGATCTTAGGGTGGAAACGATCAGCTATGTCCTCTGGGCGTAAGCCTAGGTACTCAGCGACCTGTCTATCTAACCCTGTGAACAACTCTCCAGCTGTCATAGGATCGCCAGCGTTAACGACATCCATAGTGGAGTTAGCGTTAGGACCTTTGAAGATGTCAGGGTCAGTTACGTCACCAGCTATCTTATCTGGCTTGACGTGTGTAAGTAGCTTCGCTTCCTCTGGGGAGGCTAGCTTCATCATGTTGTCTACCCAACGTTCAGCTCTAGCAGCTACCTTAGCTGTCTTGGCTACCTTAGGGATAGCGAAAGGGAGGAGGTCAAGGACACCAAAGAAGTTCTCTAAGTACCTATCCCAATCTATACCTTCAATGTTCCCTTCTTTAACACGGTAGAGTAGCTCTTCCATGAGTATCTTCTTGTTCACACCGTCCTTAGTCATGTGGTTGAACAGGAGTTCGTAAGGTACGATGTTAGGGTTATCGTTAACTAACTCAAACAAGCTTCTGTATATCTCAGCTTTCTCAGTAGGCTTGGCGTTTACAAGACCTTCTAAGATAACATCCTTCATCTCACCGACTAACAGCTGACCGGGGACTACACCGAAGTTATGGGATAGGGTGGTAGGGTCAGTAACCTTTGCGTACCCTTCAGGGTTAACCTGTTTAGCTAACTCTGATACGTTTAAACTGTGGGCACCGGGGGCTACAGCTTTGATAAGGACATTCAACCAAGCGTTAGTCTTCTTCAAGACATCAGTGTCTTCTATCTTAGTCTCAAAGGCTTTCTGCATAACCTGTACTTCAGAGTTAAGATTGAACCAAGCCTCTACCTGTACCCTTGCTTGCTTATGTTCATTAGGTGAGTCAGCTGAGTCAGATAGCTGTTTCACTAACTCCGACTTAAGGTTAAAGTTGTTAGTAGCTAACTCTGCTGCGTACTCAGCTAAGAAGTCTAGAGTGTCTAAGGAAGGGACTTCACTAAGCATGTCAATCCCTACTGAGTCTGTGATAGAGAGCATGTCAGACACCATGTTGTTTATGATTGCTTGCTCTTCAGGAGACTTCTCATTAAAGGAAGTAGACTCAGAGATAGGTTGTACATTAGCAGGGATTTCAAGAGGAGGTCCTAACATAGATAAGACTAACCCTCTATTGTAAGCGAAGTCTTCTGGTACATTCTCAGGACTGAAGGTACTCGCTGTTCCTTCAAACAGAGTAGTATCCTCAGACTCAGAGGTGTCATTGAATAGGGTCTGATCTTCAAGCATCTACTATACCCGCCTCTTGATAGATTGAAAGATACTATTAGCTACAGGAAGAGCTTTCACTCCTGCTGATACTAGGTTCTGTCTAGCTTGGATAGTCTTAATAAGCTGCCTAGACTGTTCTGCCTCATTAGCAAAGATGTTCTGCTTCTGGAAGGTCTGGAAGATACTCTCGTCTACTGAACCTAAGAAGTTTAAAGTACCTAGGTTAGAGCTTGAAGTGGATATGATACTTCCTTCGAACCCTGCGAAGGATGAGCCTGAAGCTGATCGCCCACCTCGCACACCAGCACTCCGAGCCTGCGCCCTTACCTTTCGTGCTTCTCTGATCTGCACTAACTTAGTCTTAGCTTCATTACGCCTACGTTTGGTAGCCTCTAGTGCCCTAGCTTTACGAGACTCAGCGTTAGCTGCTCGTATGCTGTCACTCGCATCTTCAGCTGCACTGACTTGTTGTCTACCTGAGTAGATATCGAAGCCAGTCTTTACTATAGACGCTCCTGCACTGAGTATATCAAATAGTCCCATTACATCCTCGCATTGTCACTGAAGTGTACAGCCCAGCCAAACATATCAAAATCAAATCCTGCCTGACTGTCAAAGTACAAGTGCAATGCTTTACCAGTACCCCTTACTTTGTTACGTGTCACTGTTACAGGATACCCTGAGTTAAAATCTAAAGCAGCAGGAGTAGGGTTGTATGTCTTTAGTATCCTGTATACCTGTTGTCTCGTACTAAACTTACCAGAGCTACTATTATCTGCAAAGTCCCATCTAGCTTGCATAAAGCAACTACTTGGATTTAACACGTTAAAACCGCCTGACCCATTACTTTGGTAACCTGTCTCTGTTCTCTTACAGTATACCATAATATGAGGAGCTTGTCTAGCATTAGTTACATTACCTTCTAATAAATAACCAGTCTCAAAGAAACTAGGTGCATCCACACCAGTTCCATCAACGGTTACCCAGTCATAAAAGCTATCATCATTTAACTGACCAAAGGTAAACTCAGAAACTGTACCATCTGGTTTAGCAATAACAAAAGCTGTTGTGTTAGTAGCGCTACGCAGCACTTCAACGTCAGCTACTACATTGTTACTTGTACTTGTTTGAATAACATTGTTACCTGTACTTGATTGGATGATTTGGTTAGTCTGAGAAGTCTTAGATACAGTAGGGAGTACAAAGACACCGAAAGTATATGGAGTGTTTGAAGCTAGGCTACCAAAAGATAACGGATAAAAGCCTCCTATGTTTGTATCAAACACTAAAGCTTTATCGTACTTATACTGGTAGCTGCCTGAGTTACCAGCCCCATTCCACAGCCATGTAACCTTCTTAGATACTGGATCATAAGAACCTTGGCAGGATGTTTTAGATACGTTAGGTATAGTGTCATCGTAGTACGTTTGAATAGTTTGTTCAGACACAGACTTAGCTTCAATACGGTCAGTTACTTCGTTACGTCCGATACTAAAGATACCACGTTCACTCCACCACAGGGGTGTACCTTCTACGTCTACAATGCTACGCTTTCCTAGTAGGCCAGCATCACCAATGCTTGTCACTGTGTAGTCAGTAGGTGAGAAGCCAGCACCAGAGCCTGAGATAGCCCAGACACCGTTAACAGCAAAGACTAGGAGGGACTCACCAGTGACTCTCATAGACAGTATGTTCCCTGCCTGTGGAATAACAATAACACCACCGTCTGTGTCAATCAAGTCACTAATCTCTTCTGATGTAGGGTCAGCTTCTTGGTAGCACCTACCTATGTTAGTATCGTTCTCAATGATCTGACTAAAGTAAACTGTACCAGCTAGAGTACTTGAAGTAGGGCCACCATACCATGCTCTACCAGCAAAGAAAGCAACTGCTTCAGGCCGTGTAGTTACTGTCTCAGCTGTAATGTTAGACACACCTGATATTGTAGTACGATCTTTGTTAAAAGGGTCTAAGATAAAGTGACCACGTGGTGCTCTAGTATTACCAAAGAAGATTTTAGTTAGTTCAGCAGGGTCGAAGTTATCACTAGCGTCTTTAGCTACCCACCATTGCTTGTTGTTACCGGGGTATTTACTTTGACTACTAAAGTAAGTAGTAATAGGGTTAGCTACCCCACCCCCTGAACTAATCCATCCTTGGTTCTTTAAATTATAGTTGTGTACATCAGTTAAAGAAGTAGGCTCTTCATCAATGTCTAAACTATCTTCTACACCATCAAAGTCTCTTACTAGTACACCTATCTCAGTGTTAGTGATTGCCCCAGAACCTGAAGGATTGTATTTAATATAAAATGGTTTTAGTTTTTTAGATACAATAAACAAGTAGCCTTTACCAAACGCTACATCAATAAGTTCAGAGCCTACATCAGTAGCAGAAGGAGCTGCAAAGCTTGCTAAGTTTACAGTAAAGCCTTTCTTATTTGCTGAGATAGGTTGAGTGCTTAAGTCATAGAAGTGTAAGGTAGCATTAACCTGTACAACTAGAAAGTGTAACGTACCGTCACCGCCAACTTCTTCCCAGACCCAGCATCCTGCTGCTTTGGTTTCCCATGTAGCTTCTACTACATCAAGGTTAGTTAAAGCAGCCGAAGCTTCAAAGTCAAGGCCAAGCCTTCTACGTATGTCTCCTTTCTTATCAAAGACACAGTTATCTGCACCTAACACTGCATTTTCTGGAAAGGTCAGTGGAGTTGCTTCAGTAACTAAACCAGCTACAAAGGTATTATATACTTTGAGACTTTGATTTCTTGGCATGTTTTATTGTACCTACACCACGTGTTTGATCTTCGACTTTAGCTGCCATGTACTTATTGCCAGCTGCTTGCATATCTCTTTCGTTAGTGTAATTCCCGGCTAGTATCTTAGGGAGAGGCCCACCTGATGCCCATTGAAACTTTAAGAACCCATAAGGGTTAGTGCGTATTACCTGTAGTTTGTGACCTTTAGCGGTTTCCCATTGGAGTTCACTTACATTAATAATATTGTTATCATTACTATCTACTGCATTATTAGCGTTTGCGTCTATTTGTACGTCCATAATCAGGTCTTCCATAAGAGTTATTACGAGATTGGGATACGCTGTGTTTGTCAGACTGCCACCGTATCTTCTGTCTTAAGGCTTGTTGCTCTGCCTTAGGATTTGCTTGTTGGTTAAGCTCTACGTGTGCAGTAGACTTAGCCTCATTAAGTAACAATGGGAACAAGTTTACATCAAGGTCTGGTGTAAAACTATTTGACATAGTAAAGGCAGGCTCTTGGATAGCCCACACTATAAACTTACTTGATTGTAAAGTTTGTTCTACGGCACTGTCGTATGAATCAAAGATCATGAATTCATCATCAAAGCTTGTATAGAATGAAGGGGCTATATTATTTCTAATAAAGACTTCACCACCGTCTACTGTGACAGTGGTTACTGTACTATCATTTGAGTTACGAGATAGCGTATCAGAGAGGAACTGGTATGGCTCAACCCAAGTAATAACTTCATACTTCTTAGATGTACCTCCAGATGCAATAACATTATACCTTACTTCGTCTATCCTTCGGACACCGTCTGGTATCTTCATAGTTGATGGGGTAGCCGTATTAGCTAAAGCTGTCAAGGTAACTAGCTTACGATGCTCAGGGATTTCAATGTTATTAAGAAGATCATAGTAAGTATCACGAATAACATAAGCTACTTGCTCAGACTCAATAGTGTCTGAAAAAGAGTTAACTGCATCGGAGTCCATGCTAGACAAGATACGCTGAGTCATGTCTAAGAGTGTTAGCTTCGGCATATTAACCTATCCCCAACTTGTTTAACAGCCCAGAAGTTAGGCCACCTATGATGCCACCAGTACCACCAATAGCGGCTATACCAATGAGCATACGTTGTTTGAATTTCTTAAGTTCTCCAATGGATGCTCCATGTGACTTAACATCTTTTTCAATTTCTTCGATTTTAATATCATCCTTAGTTATATTTGTTTGGATCACAACAGTTAGATCAGCAACCATTGTTTTAATGTCCGCTACCTGAAGAAACAAGGCAGCACGTTGGTTCTTAGAGGAAGCTGCTTCTGCTTTGAGTTCACCTATGGACGCGCTTACTTGATCTATACTCATGTTACTTAGCCCCTACTTGTACTTGTACCTAATGATAACAACACCTGATCCACCAGCGCCGCCGTCGCCGTTTGAATTATTTCCGCCTGATCCGCCTCCGCCACCACCTGTGTTAGCTGATCCAGCCGTTCCATCGTCATTGTTTAACCCAAAGCCGCCAGCACCACCGCCTCCAAGACCTCCAATAGCATCGTTGCCTGTTCCATAAGAACCCGCTCCGCCCCCGCCAGACCGTAAAACAGATGATCCTGAAATACTTGAAGCTAAACCTACGCCTCCATCGCCA